GATCCTAAAGCCAGTCCCTGCGACGCCATGCCTTGCATCTGGGCTAGAAGCGGATCGGTTGTTCCCAACTGACCCATGACCTGGCCGGCGGTCTGTTGGAACATTGGAGTACGGGTATTTGCCGCAACCTGATTGCGCAGTCCTGTAAGAAATCCTTGAGCGCCGCTTGGATCGGTTCCCGCTTGCTGAGCCAAGCCGCTCAGGCCGGCATTGATCGGCGCCATTCCCGCTCCCAACTGTCCTTCCAGCTGACCGAAGCCGGCGACCTGATTAGGGATAGCCCCCATAGTTTGTCCGTACAGTCCCTGCAAGGTGGGATCTAAGCCGGCGCCCAGCTGACCTTGGGAAAACTGCTGCATCTGGCTGGTGTACGGGTTCGCCGCCAAAGCGGCCTGGGACGCCTGTGGTCCATAATACTGCAATCCTTGTAAAGCAGATGCCTGCGCGGAACTTGTCGCTTGATTGGCAGCAGCCTGTGCCTGTGGCACCATACCGAGATACGCGCCTACATTAGATAGACCCATCTGCTGCTGCAGAGCATTGTACATCGGCTGATACTGGCTCTCTTCGGAATAAAGTGACGGAGCGCCAGCCGTGTACGCGCCCAGCGCACTGGAAAATTCCTCACCTGCAGAGGGTGGCTTGGTCACGGGGACTGAGGGGGCTCCACCTCCCATAATTAGGCTGCCTCCTCCGCTAATTCCAGTGACCGTATAGGACTTCGCAAAAACTGCTCCCACCGGCGGATTTTGATCTTACCTCGGCGTTTGAACGCAATGTAGGGCAAGTAGTAAGGGGCGTTCGAGGCGACATCGAAACAAGTAAACTTACCCGCAGGACTTGTACCCCAATAGTAAACCCACCAGGTATCGGGTTCTCCGGCCAAAAATTCTGTGCCTCCCTCAGTTCGACACGGCTCGCCCATCAAAAGGAAATCGTGATGCTTGATGACACAGCCAAAAAGAAAACAGCGTAGCAACGCTCTAGGCAGATCTTCACGATGCGCTTCAAACCATTCTTTAGCTACTATGCCGACATCTTTCATCCTTAGTATTTAATAATGTAATATAACACCACGAACGGCTGCATGTTATTATGGGCGCCATTGCTGCCGGCTGCCGCAACCTGAACACCGGATGCCGCCGCCGCAATGTTGATATTGGCATTATCGGCACTGGTTTGCGTTCCCCCGGCGGCCGTATACCCGCTGCCCCCGGGCGGGATTCCCGCCAAAGCCCCATCTGGATTAACATACGTATGAGAATGCGGCGTCTGATTTACCCCGTGCGAGTGGCTATCATTAGTGATTGGGTGATTGTGGCTGGCCAGTTCCGCAATAGTCAACTGATGAGTCTCTTCTCCGAACGCGTTACTGTTTCCAAAACCCCGGAGAATTAGTCCCGGGCGCGCCGTACCTGGATTTATCAGATAACCAATCGGCGCGCATCCCTGAAGATTCGGCAAATTAAAAGTATTTGCCCCATCTCCGGCGCCCCAGGCCGTACCGATAGCCGCCCATAACGCCGAATAACCGGTACGGGAAATCGCCTCGCCGTCACAGTGCAACCATCCCGAAGGGATAGCGGCGCCCCCAAACATCCTAATCATCCCCGTCGGAATAATCATATTAACTAAACTCTGTGCGAGCGCCGCTAACGTAATCGATCCGTGCTGATACGAATTGGTGTCAACGCCGGTCACCGTGTCGAGCAGATACCCAACCGTCCCGTTGCTATCAACGGTTTTAAAACGACCATTAATGTCCACCCCCATCGCACGGTCATTCCGGCCGCTGCGATTAAATCCAATTGCGGGCATGTACCCGTCATTGGCAGCATTGCCGGCTGACATCTGCACAGTCACTGCACTGGCGGCACCTGCCGAACTATTAACTACGGTATCATTATTATGTATATGTATTCCCGTACACGTATCCCCGGCTTTGTTCTCTGGCGTGTACCCCAGACATCCGACCACGGCGCTGGTTCCCCAGGTGACCGTCAAGGTAACCCCAGTAATCGAGGTCGTCGCCGCGGCACTCAGCGTAATCGCCGTACCAGAAACAATCGAAGCAATGGTAGTCCCTACAGGAATACCCGATCCGGAAATAGGCATGCCAACTGCCATGGCCGAAGTATCGGGAATCCCCGTGACGTTAATCGTAGAATTAGTGTTGCCAGTCGTAACAATATTTCCGGTCGACAAACTGCGTGCCAGGATCGTGTTAGTTACAATCTTCGGGTCAGTAATTGACTGGTTCTCGTACGCACCCAACGGAATCACATTCTGTAAAAACAGCCCAGGCCGCGCAATACAGCCGTCTTGGAGCATCGTGGAATCAACGGAGGGCGCCTGTACAAAGAGGCTAACATCGTCGGTGAACGGAGTGGCAATCGTGCCCGCCTGAAATTTGAGCCGGCTGAACATCACGTTTGTGACCGGAGTGCTGGTTCCTCCGAAACTCACCACTACCGAAAACCCGTTGGCAATATTGGAGAGCGAAGTCAGGTCGACCGTGTCGGTCACATACGTCCACTGAGAAGCAGGACAGCTCTGCAGATTGGTCGTCGAGACATCCGTACGCGCACTGAAATTGTTAAACGCATTCGCACTTGAGATGATCAACTGCGGAGACATGGTCACTCCCGTGCCGTTGTAGATGTACCCCGAGAACGTGCAAGGATTACGGAGAGTCGCGGCGAGATCACCCTGAATGTCTTGGCTGAACCGGACATTAGTAACCCCGGTGTTGCCTTGAATCTCGGCACTGAACAGTGAATCCGTATCGGGCACCGCTGTGGACCGCAGAAAAACCACCATGTTACCCACGGTCAAAGCAACGCCAGTGGCCGAGGCCGTTGCGGCCACGCTCAAATCGATGGCCGTAGCCGAAACGACCGTGGCAATAGTTGCTCCCGCTGGAATGCCGGGACCGACAACCTGCATTCCAACCAGCATCCCAGTCGTGCTGGGAATCGCCGTGATGTGGATAGTAGAAGCCGTTGTGCCGGTCGTAGTAAAACTTGTTCCCCCGGTCGGCAGAACCTGCCAGTAGCTCGCGTTCGTCGTGCGCACACCGACAGGACAACTGATTCCGGTCGCAGTCGTCCAAAAGCTTGAATAGAAATTACCGTTCCGGCAAAAGTTCTGATCACTGATCGAAGTGTCGGCAATCGCCAATTCAACAACCGGCGTACCCAACAAGTTGAGCTTGTCGGCGGTTAAAATGTCGTCCGGACTCAGGACGATACTGGGATGCACGATTAAGTCGGTACCGGCCATTGTTTTTACCCGCTTACCATTGCCCTGGTTGCTCTCTGATCTTCGTAGCTTTCGACTGCAATCGCTCTAATCCCGAGTTTCCCTTGCGTACTTTGCAGCCTGACCTGAAAATATTTTCCCTTCATCCTGATGGTATACCGGCAGGTCCTTTGTTGTTCCCTTTCAATTTGCTGGCCATTAACCCCAAGAACCGTCGGCAACTGCACCGAATAGTCCTGTCGGTACTGCGCTGCATGGTCGTCCCCTTCGTTCATCGAATCCCAAGGAGCTTTATTCCATACCTCATATCGGGTACGGTCTGCTGTTTCCGTTTCAGACAAAGCTTTGACATCAGAGCCGTCCACGTAGCCTTCGACGGTGAAACTCGGATTCCAGGTTTCCACATCAACCTGCAGTCTCTCGAACCGGCTGCGTGGAGCGCCATAAGGATAGGTAGGGACCCACAAAGATCCAGGCCGGCCCGCATACCCACGGGATAAAAACCCAGTCTGAATCTGGCGCTCATGCGCAGTGGTCTGGCCAAGAATATCGGTCTTGCCCTGCTCTAAAAGAATGACGAGCCCTTGCGCCATATCAACAGCGAACAGTCTCGGTTCGCCGTTATAAAGAATTTTAATAAGCCGATCGATCCGGAAATCAGGATCGTCAAAAGTATCAACGGATTCCCACGCAGCTAGAACCAGATTGTAAACGAGCAAAGAATTATTTCGCGAAGCGTTCCGGAGCGGCACCGCAAAATAGACTCGCTCCCTTCTGGTTGCGGCCACGATGCCGCTGCCATATG